GCAATACTTTGATGCAGCTAGTAATTTCTATGAGATAGGATCTTGGAAGGGCCGGTCATCGGTTTACATGGGTGTTGAAATTATCAATAGTGGTAAGGCTCATTCATTTTCCTGCGTTGATACATGGGAAGGATGTGAATATACTCATCACCTTAAAGCAATTCAGGAGAACACCCTTTATGCTGAGTTTTTGACCAATATCGAGCCACTCAATGGTCTAATAAATGTATTTAAATCAACAAGCATTGATGCAGCCAAAGCAATAGCAGATAAATCAATTGACTTCATGTTCATAGATGCCTCGCATGATTATGAGAGCGTAAAGGCAGACATCAATGCCTGGTTTCCAAAGGTTAAAAAAGGAGGAGTAATTGCCGGACATGATTACCCAAACTGGGCAGGAGTAGAGAAGGCGGTTGATGAGTTTTTTGGTAAAGACATTGTTGCCAAATATGGCTCATGGATTCACCAAAAGTCTGAGAAAAAGGATTTTTACAAGTTTTTAAAATAACACTAAAACAAGAGGAGAAATCCTGGTACAATTTATGGCAGCACCTAAAGGAAACAATTGTTGGCAATTGCGCCTCAAGCACGGTCTTGATGGCAAATTCAAGTCACCTGATGAGATTCAACATAACTTTGAGCAGTATGTTCAGTGGGCAGAAGAAAACCCATTGATTGAGGTTGATTTCAGAGGCAAAGATGCGATGAGGGTTGAGCTGCCAAAAAAAAGAGTCCTGACAAAGGATGGCTTTGCTCTTGCCTGTGGCTTCAGTTGCTGGGCCAAGCTAGCTGAGTATAGGACTAAAAGTAAAGACTTCGGTGATGTCTTTACACGCATAGAACAAGCCATCACCCTTCAGAAGTTCGAAGGAGCTTCTAGTGGCTTCTTTAATCACAACATAATAGCCAGAGACCTAGGCCTAATGAACCAGGAGCAGGTCAGTGTGCAGATGCACGAAGTGATTGTGCCAAAGGTGCTGAGGAAGGAGGAAGAGGGCAACTGATGGCACTCATTGACTTGTCATCACCTGACCTCTGGAGTCAGAAGTACCTGCCTGCTCTGGTTGAGCCTAATACCTACAACATCTTATGGGGCGGAGCAGGATCAGGCAAGAGTCAGACAATGATTCAGTTACTGCTGGCTGAGATTTGCAACCATAAGGCCAATCAGTTCCAGACTTACTTTGTCATCCGTAAGGTTGCCAGCACTCTGCGCAACTCAGTCTTTGCCGACTTCCGGAATAAGATTAGTCAGTGGGGCTTTGAGAAGCTCGTTAAGGCTAAGACCGGCTACCTTGAGTTGCAATCAGGCACGAATAAGATTGTCTTTCTTGGCTGTGATGATCCTGAAAAGCTCAAGTCACTTAGCCAGGCTAAGTACATCTGGATTGAGGAGGCCACCGAATTGAGCCTTGAGGACTTCACTCAGATTACCCTGCGACTTAGAGGTAAGTCAGACACACCAAAGCGATTCTTCTTGACCTTCAATCCGGTCAGTGATAGCCATTGGATTAAGAAGCGTTTTTTTGATGATGTGCCGAGCAAGGAGCAAAATCAAATACTCAGGCTGCACGGTACTTACCGTGATGCCCTGAACTTCTTGGATGATGAATATGTCACAAGGATGGAAGCACTGCGCTCAGTGAGCCAGACCTATTACGAAGTCTATGCCCTAGGGCAATGGGGAGTCTGGGATAGAGAAAGCCTCTTTGCGACTTCATTTGAGTACAGCAAGCATGTCTATGATGGCTATATCAAGGCCTCTCCGGTGCATAATCTTTACCTGAGCTTTGACTTCAATGTGACAAATACTTGCGTTGTGGGCCAGTACATCAAGAACAGCGAGGATGGCATCTTCTATGCGACAATCAACATCATCAAGGTGTATCGCATTGGAGACCTTGCGGCCCTATGCCAGACCATCCGGCAGGAGTTTCCAGATATGACCTACATCATCAATGGCGATGCCTCTGGTGCTTCTCGCAATGCCTTCACTCAGGACAACATCTCAGCCTATGCCCTCATCAAGAACTACCTTGGCATCCCCGACATGCAATTGCAAATTGCTCGAAGTAATCCTAGCCACATAGCCAGCAGGTTAGTCACCATCCTGACCCTTCAAAAGGCAAAAGTGCAAATCAGCAGCAAGCGATGTGATGAGCTAATCACTGACCTAAAGGAGGCTAAGGTAGATCGCCAAGGCAGCTTGGATGCGTGGAAGAATAAGAACCCGGACAAGTCTCACGCATTGGATGCTTTCCGTTACTTTATATTCTCTAACTTTGCAGAGATAACTTCAAACTTCAATCTGGAAAAGTATGGCACAATGCTGCAATGATTGTTTCAAGGTGTGTGAGCCTCTCAATGCTTGCCCTACTGCCTTCTATGTGCAAGTGCCTACTGACTACACTGAGGCCGAGATTCTGCTTAACATCACTAAGCCCGGAGTGAATGTCCGTATTCAGCAACTGCTCGCAATTGATCTAGATGGCTTTATTGAGGCTGACCTTGAGGCAATGCCAGAGGCCTTCTTGAATCCTTGGGGCGGGCAGTACAATGTCAGCTTTACAAATAGTGCTACATTGCAGCCTGTCACATTCACAGCCGGTGATGGCAAGCAATACACAGACATCTGCATGAGCTTCTCCCAGACCTACACGAACCAGGAGGACAACTGGGTAGCCGTTAACATATTCAACGATAATCAGCCAATTCTTTACCCATAATGAATAACTATGATTTTGACGCAAGTTGCGGAGGCAAGCGCAGAGGTTGTTGCCTCATTGAGCTACCACACGATTCAGAGCCTGCTGAAGTTGTTGCTCATCAGCGCACTCAGCGCATCCTTCTCGCTTTTTCTGGACTATCTGCTGGAGGATCATCCTCTTGGGCAGTGGTATCTATCCCAGATACAGAAGCTGCCGACACACTGGGCGAAGCCACTAGGTGAATGCCCATTCTGCTCAGGAGCATGGCAGTTCCTTGTCATCTCGTGGTTAATCTTTGACTATCCATTCTATCTATGCTCAATATTTTTAGGCGCAAACCATCTGCTCCTGCTCCTGTTCAACAAGTGGCAGAAGAAACACCTGTACAAGCAGAAGGTGGCCGAATACTTTACAGGGGAGTAGCCCCTAAAGACCGATGGGATCAGATTGAGTTTGCCTTCACATCAGGCGGAGTCAATTACTTCAAGTTCGTGGCCGAAGTCAATGTGCCATTCCAGAGGGCAGTGGCTGCCAGAGACATATTCACGGAAGAACTCTGGCAGATTAACCCAGACTTCCTCAGAGGCTGGAACAATGGGCTAATCAATCTGCTCATGGACAAGAAGAAGAAGGATGATAAGAAGCTATATGAAGTGGGCATCATGGCCTCAAGACTCAAGGAGCAGATGGAGATGTCAGTGAGCCTGCTAAGGCAGCTGAAGCTGGCAACAGTTGTTTACTTTGATGAGCAGGAGAATCCATTGGATTACCAATACCCATACAACAAGCAAAAGCTGGAGCATTGGATGAAGCACAATGATGTTCAGGGTTTTTTTTTGAATCTGCCGGAGTACGCCTATCTGCCCTCTTTGACCGAGTACAGCACGAATTTCCCGAACTATTTGCAGGCCGAAACTCTGCAAAGCCTAAACAACCTGAAACACATTATTGGACTTCAATTGTCAGACAGCACAGACTCAGATTTGATGAGCAGTTTAGAGTCGCAGGTGGAGATCCTCAGCGAGCTAAATTCTTGGTCGAAAGGCCAATCTACGAATACTATTTAATCGTGAGCAGCTATATTGCAGCTCAGAAGAACAAAAGGGGTAAAGGATAGATTTGTTATTTCAGAGACAAAAGGCCACTGATATTCGGTGGCTTTTTTATTGGCTATATTTGGGGCATGGCAACATTATCAACTAATGACATCAAGATCAGGTATGACATTGACCTGAGCAAGCTCCAGCAGGCCACAAGCGAGTTCGATAAGATAACTGCTGAGGAGAGACAACTGCTTGCCGAATTAGGTAAGCTCAAGAAGCAGTTTGATGATGTCGGGGATAAGGCCAAGAAAGCAGGCAAAGATGCCGGTGATTCAATGGGTGGCCTTGGTCAGGCTATCAGTAAGGTCGGGCCAGTCATTGCCGGGGTGTTTGCAGCTGACAAGATTGTAGGCTTTGCCAAGGAAGTGATTGCAGTCACTGCCCAATTCCAAAAGTTTGAGTCAGTACTTAAGAACACACTAGGCAGCAACAGCGCAGCGCAGGGAGCATTGGCGAGCATCAAGCAATTTGCCGCCACAACTCCATTCAGCGTTCAGGAAGTAACTGATTCATTCGTGAAGCTCGCAGGTGTTGGCTTTAAGCCATCCATTGAGCAGATGCGCAAGCTCGGTGATGTTGCTAGTTCTCAAGGCAAGTCATTCCTACAATACACCGAGGCAATTCTGGATGCCCGTAACTTTGAATTTGAGCGACTGAAAGAGCTTAACATCAGTGCCAGGACAGTCGGGGAGAATGTCATATTCAACTTTAAGGGTGTAGAAACTCAGGTAAAGAAGAACAGAGATGCTGTACAGCAGTACCTCATTAGCCTGGGGGATTACAATGGTGTGGCTGGCTCTTCCGCTGCCGTGTCTCAAACTCTAGGCGGCCAAATCAGTAACCTAGGCGATGCCTGGGATTCATTACTAAACACCATAGGCACTAACCTTGGCCCTGTGTTCTCAAAAGCATTAAGTCTGACAGCTAGCTTTTTAACCTCACTTAATGGCTTATTCAAAGGCGAAGAACAGGCACTTCAAGAATTTGAAGGCAAGCAGTTCACAGCTTATTCGAAGTTCTTCACAAAGACATCAGACCAGGCACTTAAAAACATATCCATCAATTCTAAGAACAGATTGAAGGTAGTTTCTGAGGAGACCAAGATGCTTGAGCAGGAATATAACAAGCAGATGGCTGATTTGGCTATTGCAGAGAGCAAAATGCAAGATGAAAAAGGCAGTGGCTTCCTGATTGCGCAAAAAAGAGCAGCCGAATCAACCAAAGCTCAACTTGAGGAAAGCCAAAAACTTGAAAAAGCACTTACTGCCCAGAACCAAGCAGCAATTGATGAGATTGAGAAGCGAAGAAAGGCAGCAGAGCAGGCTTTTGATGTTACAGAGAAGCAATTAAAGGCAGAGTACGATGCCAGAATGAAGTTGCTTGAGCTTGAGAAGCAGCAGCAGATTCTAATGGCTCAACTGCGAGACAGCAAGCTGGGCGAACTTGGGGCAGAAAAGAACTTTGCCCAAAAGGTTTTTGACCTCAAGAAAGAGTACAGTGCTAAGAACATAGGCATCAGCGAGAATGAGGTTAAGGTTGCCGAGCTTACTGCTGATTTGAAAGCCAAAGCCTTTGAAGATGGGGCGCAAAAGGAGTATCTGACAGCCAAGGGCAATGAAAGGATTTTTAAGGAGGCTCGTGATGCTGCCGATAAGGATATGCAGAAGTATCAAGATGCCGGCATTAAGCGAATGAAGGATTACTCCGATAGCTACGAAGCCAATCTAAAGCGGCAAATCGAGGCTGAAAAAGAGGCACAGAAAATTAAGGATGAAATAAGAAATCAAGCATTCCAATTAGGAGACACTCTGCTTCAGGGAGGATTTGACCTTTATCAGGCCTACCAAAACAAAGAGCTGCAAATACTTCAGCGCAACTTTGATGAGCGCATCCGGCTTGCCGATGGCAACCAACAGAAGATTGATGAGCTAAACCAGCAGAAGGCAGAGAAGGAGCGAGAGATTAAGACTAGGCAATTCAAGGCGGAGCAAGCTGCATCAATTGCTCGTATCATGTTCCAGCTTGCCGAGAACCTCATGAAGTATGGCACTAATCCACTGACTGCGCCACTTGCTAAGCTATCTATCGGCATTGCAGCGGCTCAGATTGGTCTGATTGCTGCTCAGCCAGTGCCTGAGTTTGCCGAGGGTACGAAAGGAAGGCCATTCACAGGAGGCCGAGCAATAGTGGGAGAGCGAGGAGTTGAGAAGGTTGTGACTGAGTCGGGCAAAGTTTACTTCACTCCTGCCACTGCAACTCTGGTGGATCTGCCCAAAGGCTCGCAAGTAATTCCTAACCATGCCTTGAGCAGGCAGGAACTATTCTTGGCAGGGCATTATGCCAATAAAAGCAGCTCAGGCTCTCCAGTAGTGGGCGAGCTGAGGGAATTAGGGGCAATATTAAAAGGCCTGCCCATTACCCAGGTGAGCATGGATGAGCGAGGCTTTGAAAAGTTCATCAGAACGCCTAGGCGCACAACTAAAATACTCAACAACAGATTCAGGAACTCATCTTAGGACTATTGGTTTAGAATTGAAACAGGTGTAAAGTGCCTCTGCCATGCAGGGGCATTTTCTTTTTACCTTTGCACAATGGCAGGCTGGAGATTTTACCTTAATAACGATGAAGTTGAAGAACCTATTGGCTGGGATGCCATTGAGTTCACTGCTCTCCGCATGGAGAGTCATGGCATTGACCAACCATTTAGCACTGAGGTGCGCTTCTACGGCAAGGGCGCAAGGCTGATTAAAGACCTTTATGACCTTTACTTCATTAATGCTGAGATAGCAATTAAGATAACCTCTGATGTAGGCTACTCAGGGCAGCTATATGAGTTCGAAGGCATGCTCAATCTGAGCATCTACCAGGAGCATAATGTCTGTGACACTGACAGCTGGGAGGTAACCGTTGGCATTATTGATGATAACTTCCGTGAGCAATTCAAGGCTCGGCAGGATGTAGAGATTGACCTAACCAGCACAACAGACCTGAATGGTGATGCCATTGCTGCCCTAACTCAGAAGGAGATTAGGCTGCATCGGCAGGACTTGTACCTTCAGGCCAATGGTAAGAACTTGGCAGATAGCTCGACATTCCTTCAGAAGAACATTCCGGCGACTAATAAGTACGCTGTTGTGCCTACTTATTGGCAACAGAGCGACCTAAAGGAAAACTATGGCTCAACATTCGACACTCAAGGCCTATTTATCACAGGTGATGTAAATTTAGGAGATCAGCCAATATTTCAGAACAACGGAAACACATCAAGGACTTTAAGCTATTCGATAACCATTGACTTCACGCTGACAAATAATGACCTAACTGGGCCAATAGATGTGGAGTTTGACCTTCTTCAGTTCAATGGCAACATTCAACAGTCATTTCCTCCAAGTATTGTACTTTACAATGTCACATTGGGCGCAGGTGCTTCAGTTAGCGTCAGCAATACTTACACAGGCTCATTCACGATAGCCACAGGCATAAAGCTGAACCTTTACTTTGCCCAGACCACTATAAGTTCAACTCCTAATGCAGTCACGGTTGATATTGACAAGGGCTACACCATCACACTCAGCGAAATCAATGCCGGAGACTTTGCCTCCACTGCCAACTGCCTCACCGTTGAGCAATGGCTGCGCAGGGCAATCTACATGATGACAGGCAGCAACAATAAGCTGCTCTCTGATGCCTTCAGTGAGTCAGGCAATGGCTGCTACTGGAACAATGCCCTGACCAATGGCCTACGAATTAGGCAGGCAGATGGTCAGGATAATCTAGGCTCACTCAAGACCTCATGGAAGAAGACCTTTGATGACTTAGATAAGATTTTCTGCCTAGGCTGGGCCTTTGAATGGACAGGAACGGAATGGAAAATCAGGGTTGAGCCAAGGGATTACTTTTACCAGGACAGCCTAAGTCAGACCTTTGCAAATGTGGGGGAAGTGGATCAGATGGCTAAGGTGGATTTGCTCAAGAATAATCTCACGCTAGGCTATGATGACAAGTGGAAGAACATTCAGCTAAGTGGTGTTTATGCCATTCATACCGACCGAAACTACTTTGTCAATAATGCCGCCATGAATGAGGCAAGCAGTGCAAAGGAAGACCTGCGTTCTGGCATTATTGCTGAAGGCTATGCAATTGAGTTCAGCCGGAGGCTATCAGGCATCACCTTCGGAGGAGCAACCTCAGACCGACCTAATGACTATGAGACATTCATAATCTGGCTGAATAAGTTTGAGCTATCATTTGACCCAATTCAAGATACAATCTTTAATCTGCCTCAGGAAGTCGGGGCTGTAACCTTTGCCCCTGGCGAAGTGAGCATGCCATCCAATTACATCACGGCAAGCAGTGGGCCTCTATCGGGCCTCTACAATATTTACCACACTCCGGCAAGGGTAGCCTGCCGCTGGTGGAAGGTGCTAGGTATGCACACCTATGGCACAACCAATCCAAGATTGCGCTTTCAGGTCGGCCAATATCAGACCAACTATGACAGCACAATCAACGGAGATGAGGAGACAGAGGCCTGCATTGAGATTCTGAATGGGCAGATAATTGAAAGCTCAGACATCTATGCAGACATCCTGAACACAGCCTATAAGGAGTATCTGTTTAAGCCGATAGGCATTGAGTTTAGCTACCCTCAAAGTCTCTGCGATTTCTTAACTTTGTCGCAGGATGAGCAATATCGGAAAGTTAGGCTCACTTCAGGCAGCTTGGATGTGCAAGGGTTCATAACCGAGGCAACCAATCAGCCAGAAGATGCTTCCGGTGGTACAACGAAGTTCAGCCTACTGATGGCAGCAACTGCATCAGGCATAGGAGGGGCTTATTCAGATGGATTCAGCATAGGCTTCGACAATGGCGAATAGCACAAGAACGCAACTCAGCACAGATTCACTCACCTTATTCCCTGACAATACCAGTCAGCTTATAACTCCGCAGGACTTGCGTGACTGGATAACCAATGGCATTGAGTCATTCGTGACACAGAAGGACACAAGCAGATTCGAGAATGCCTTTTACGAGAACAGGTCATCAGCATTAGCATCTGGAGCAACAGTTAATTTATCAACTGCCAATGGCAACTTTGTCCACATCACAGGTACAACTAGCATCAGTAGCTTTGGAACTGCAACGGCAGGATCAAGATTCATCCTGTGCTTTGATGGTGTTCTGACTCTTACCTATAATGCAACCAGTTTAATTCTGCCAGGCACTGCCAACATTACTACTGTTGCCGGAGATTGTTGCCTAATTATTTCTGAAGGTTCATCCAATTGGAGGGTGGTGGCTTACTTCGCAATCTCTGGAGGAGGAGGAGGGGGTGATATTACTGCGGTAACTGCCGGAACAGGATTAAGTGGTGGAGGTACAAGCGGAGCAGTTACTTTAAACCTTGCCAATACTGCCGTAACTGCCGGAGCATACACTAACACCAACATTACTGTTGATGCTCAAGGCAGAATTACTGCCGCAAGCAATGGCTCAGGAGGTGGAGGAGGAAGTCCAGGGGGAGCAAACGGAGACTATCAGTATAAAAATGGAAGTGCTTTTGATGGCTCTAATTTATTAAGATTTGTAAGCGGCTTTGTTGTTGCTCATACTCCCAAAATTGGGGATAGCAATAGTACTGGACACTTCCACATGCACTCCGCTAACTCTGCTCCATCAGGGATTGCAGATTACCTGACAATGTTCTGGCAGAAGGCAAGCAGAGCAATTGGCTTCAGGTCAGAAACTGATACTAATGAGACTTACATTCAATTAACTGCACCTACTGCCGACAGAACACTTACGCTTCCTGATGCTTCTGGTAATGTGGTAATTGATTCAACCATTCCATCATTCAACAATGGCACAAGTGCCGGAGAGATAAGGCTTAGAGAGGATACGGCAAATGGAACTAACTATGTAGCCATAAAAAGCCCTGCGAGTTTATCGGGCAATCTTGATCTGGTATTGCCAACTGATGCAGGAGCAACTGGATATTTATTGAGAACAGATGGCTCTGGCAATCTATCATGGTACGCAGGAGGAGGAGTTTTGACTAGATTTTTAAAAAATTACACCCAAACAACAATTACCAACCCTGCTGCCAATACAATTGTAGAATATCTACTAATACCTGCCAATACAATTAGCTCAAATGATTGTCTTGGGGCAATGTTTAGGGTGTTATCAACTACTACCGCAACAGCAATTAATGTAAGCTGGACTATTAATACAGCAATTGCAGTTTCAGGCGTTATCATTTCTGGGCCACACGGCTTAAATCCTGGGATTGGCGCATTTATGGCCGCAACACAAATCTATGTAAATGCAAATACATCTGGCAATCCAACCACAAGGCTGCTTAATGGCTCTGTTGATAGCATAGCAAACTCAACAACAATTGCAAGTGTAACCACGACAGCAATAGATTGGACAGTAAATCAATACATTATAGTTTACACAAGTGCTTCCGCCAATAGAAATCTTATTAACCTAGGTATTCAATTAACTCCGCAATAATGGTTGAAATAGAAATAAATAATGGATTGATGACTTTTAGGAGCATAAATCTAAATTATTCAATTTATCAGATTGATGAATTTGGTGTTTATGTCCAATTGCAAAATGAAACCAATGATTTTATTACCTATCTCGTAGCTGATGAAGTAAGCATCAACGGAATTGTTCAGACATCGGCACAGATGATAATTGACACACTTAATAATGGGTAACGCTAATCCGTTTTACAGATTCAAGCAAGGATGGAATGCCGGGTTCTTCCCGGATAACCAGATAGTCTCTGACTTGCTGAATGAAATTCAGGGGCAGATAACTACTCTGCTGCCTACATGGGTAACCATTGGCACTACAACCATAAGTCAATTAAGGCAAAGCGTTAAGCAGCTTGTGCAGGCCTATAATGAGTTGCCATATTTTGGCAACTTTGAAATAATCTATACTACTGCCCCCGATCCTCCATTCATGGACTACTACATCTACATCAGGGATAATAGCCTTTATGTGAATGACAACACTCAGCAATTGCTCATAACTGGGCAGTATAATGCTACCACAAATGTAATTGCATCGGCAACACTTACAGCATTCACTCCGGGTGCTTACTCAGGTTCATTTGCCGAGCCTCTAATTAATGAGGAGCTAAAGGTTAGTGAGGCATTGGAGATAGTAAATATCAATGGCTCTGCAATCTTCCCGATTACTTACTCATTCAATCCGATTAGCAATGTAGCCACATCAGGATTAGCTAGGGGAGACAATTGGTTTTTGGATGGCAATGGCAATCCAGACAGGCAACCTGTGCCTAACCTGCCCTATGAGAATAGGCGCACATTCGAACTGCCAGAACTGAATGGCGATGACACTTACATCATCAGCATAATGGAGCGCATCATTGCCGCATCACTTGCTGACCCTGATTACACAACATCAATATTAGCAGAGTACAATAAGTACACAATGCCAGAGGGATGGACTAAGGCCATTGCTCATCCAGCATTCACAACTTATGACCGAGTTCAGATTAACTTCGTTGATGCTACCAGAAGGAAGTTCATCCTAGTGGGCAGGCTTGATGGCACTTGGCTTTGGCAGAGGTTTGTTTCTGATTTGTACGGAAATGCTCCGTACAACTTCCTCACCGGCTACACTGAGACAGCAGCTCTTCCTTATGAGCCACTTCAGGCTGGCAGATGGATATATAATGATGATACATTCGACTTTGAATTTATTGACTTCACTTTAGGCTGTTATGTCAGTTCTGAGTTCTACGCAATGCCTGCTAAGCCAGGAGACCAGTATCAGTTCAATGTAGTAGAAGGCAACCTGACAGGCATTAACTCGGTAGATGTTGGCCTATTCCAGCAGGATGGCGAGTTTATTCAGAAGATAGGCGAGGCAAGCAGAAACTGCTGCATGAGCCTAGTATTGCCCTACATCACAACCGATGGCGAATTGCCAGCCTATGATGACTGGGATTCGTTTATTGACATTCTAGTTGGGCCTGCTCCGCTTCAGTTCTTCTTCTCCAATGCTACTACGAACTATACAGGCACAGGAGCAGCAACTGAAATCAATGGGCAGCTTGGTGTAATTGCTGCCACACTTCCGGCAGGCACAGTAACTGTGTATGATAAGCAGGTGTTCATTGATGCTGTTGTTGCTCTGACTTGGCCTGTTGGTTTAGAGGTCAGCGGTGAAATAGTAGTAGTAGGCGGAGTTGAGCGAGTGCAGCTCAATTTCTGCAACTATCAGTCAGCTGACTACCCAACCATCCAGACTAAGTCAATAATTGATGAGGTTGAGTTTTACAGCAGCTACATTCAGGAGTTATGCTGCGGCCCTACTCAGATGCAGGCAAGTGTCACCATTCCGGCAGTCAAGGCAGGATGTTACCGCATGGGGCTATACAATGCACAAGAGACAGGAGGAGGCACAACCTGCGAGCTGACATTTACTTATGAGATAGTAGATGGAGTTGATGCTTACATTGATACTATCAATGAGACTTATCCACTGAAGTATTATGGATTCAGCCTATATGATGGGGTTAATTACTCACAGACTCACCTCATTCAAATTCCTGACACTACACCTCCTCCGGGAGGATTGACTCTGACTGCCATCATTGACTTCAGCAACACTATTCCAGGAATGGTCTGCACATACGATGAGGAGACCAACACATTAGCATGGAGCTGGACAGTGACTGTTGATTGCAACATTGAATATTCAATGTATAACAACATCATGAATGTAGATGAAAGCGTAATTGACACTCGCTTCTCTACTGCCACTCAGAGCTGCTCCTGTGAAGTAGTTGATTTAAATGCCTACTCACTCTACTCGCTCAGCAACATCATCAACATTGATGCCTCTGATTGCTTCAGCACCATGCTGGAGTTCTGGTCTGATAATAATACAATGGCTCAGGGCTATGAGTATTTTGACAACTGGAAGCAGAAAGTCAGGATAGGCCTTAATGGAGGAGGCGAAAAGCCCATCATTGAGGAGAACTTATACCGGCAGAGCAATGGTGTCCATAGGCGGCCTCAGAACAAGCAGGATTTATCGTTAGATTTGCATACGGATTTCTTTGACCTCGAAACACAGTTAGCGATGACCGATGCCACCCGGCATCCTTACCTAATCTGGTCGGGAAAACCAATCTTTGTGAAGGGTGATATTGAAGTAGCCACCATTCAAGATTTCACTACACAAAGCTCTTTTGAGACTTTATCCCAGATGAAGTTTCAGGCACTGCTCCAGGGCTTTCAGCCCAAGAACTCAAGCTGTTTAAACTGCTAACAACAATGTCAATTTTCTCACTAACATGCCCCGATGTAGGGTGCTACCAGAATTTCCTCTGCGACCCAGAGTTTCAAA